CCACCGCGCGGGCTGGTCTGTCGTCGGTGCTGCGCCGCCGCCACTTGTGCGGGCTAGTTTTGACGCGCGAATGTTTACGCCTTGGGGACTGTAGTCCATAAGCGTGCCGCTTGATTTTTGCGGCTGTAGCGCTTCAACAGCTTCCTGCAAAGCGCGAATGGAATCTAAAATGCCGCGCACCGAGAACTGGCTTAATCGTCGAAATCTCATGAAAAAATCGGGTGCAATAAATAGTTCAGCTCTCCATCGTCGAAGTTTGTGAACTCCTGCACGATTTCAAATTTCCCGCCTGTCAGCTCATTGATAACTGGCGCTTCTTTGCGCCAATATGTGCCACTGAATTGTGTAAGTAAGTCGCCACAAATCGCGTATTTTGTTACGCTTACTTTTTGGCTGAGAATAAGGTCAACAACTCTGTTGGTCGTCCACTGATAACCGGTGTAAATGTGGTTTACTGCAAGCGTAGTGTTGGCTGGCACTATGCGCGTGTTTCTTAAACTGTATTTGCTTACCTCGTATGTTTCCACATCGTTGATAAGCATCCAACAAAGGTCACGCGCTGCTTGTTTTTGTGATGCGCTTAAACCGCTCACTGAGTCAATGTAAGTGATAAAGTCAGCGACTTCGCTTGGGTTTGTGAAGTCATTGCTTGAAGCGTTCGATTGCGATGTCGCCTTGTATGCTTCAACTGCCATCAGCAAGCGCTTTTTGTGCCCTGGCAAATTGCTTCCGCTCGTTATGCGCGCGTCATTTAGCACGTTGAAATAGGGCGCTTCCCATACGTATTTTTGAACCTTGTAAGGGGTAAACGTCCAGTTGTCGGTGTCGGGCGTGTCGGTTGTGGTTTGCTCTAGGCTGTTATCGAGGCTTGCGAAAGTTACCTCAAGCACACCGTAGCCGCCAGGCTCCTGTTGCACGTTAACGCGCGAGGCGTTGCCAACGTAGGCCGCATTAGTTTTTGCAGCGTCGATGCTTGCCCATTGGCCCTTATAGCGGTAGACGCTCTCCCATCCGTTGCTCTCGCTGTAGCTCCGCTCAATGTTTTCTACAGTCAGCGCTGTGCTTCCTCTAAATTGTAGGCTCATCGGAAAATTAACGGCTTGGTGTTGGTTTCAATTGACCTCAAGGTTTTGGTTTGTTCTGCGAGTCGTTCTTCTAGCTTGCGCTGCATGAGCGTTGCCTGTCGCTCCTGCGGTGCGGTTGTTACGGCGCCCATATATGAACCCAATCCGCTGCCAATTAAGTCTGACCAGTATTTCATCGCATAAACGCTATAATCGGCGATGTCGGCTTTTGTCTGCTCCAGTTCCCTATAAGCTGATGCGAATTCGCCGATTTGTTCGCCTTTGTATCTCACGCCACTCAAATCTAAGTTCTGGAAAAACCCTTGCATAACTCCAAACGCTAAACGCTTGCCTGTGTCGCTCATGGTCTCGTCTAGGTCACGCAAAATTTGCCCTTGAGACAATCCGCTTTTTGCCATGCCCGTGGCAAATTCGCGGAACAAGTCCATTGGTTGCCGAATGCTTTTTGCACCCTCCTCAAATGTGATGCCGTAGCGCTCAAAGATTTTTTGCATCTCTTTGCTTCCGTCAATCGCATCATACTGGCGAACGTTTAAGTCGTTCATAGCATCAACCAAATCCTGCACATCCACCCCAGCCAAACGCGCTTGCTTTCCTAGCGCCTGATATTCGTCGGTGGAAATACCCAGCGCAAAAGCTTCTCTCTGTATTTGTGCAGCGTCCCGATAAAGGCCGCCAACGCTGCGCACTACATTTTCCAGCGCCATTGCGCCAGCGATTTGGCCACCAACGCCTTTTATTGCGTCCTTGCTCCAACTATTGAAGCTGGCGCGTGCTTTGGTTATACCTGCGTTGAATGCGCGGATGTCCAGACCAAGTTTGAAATTTAAAAAGCTCAAGGTTGCGCCTCCATTCGTGTTTGTTGCAGTTGCTGCAAAGCTGCCAATCCTGCTGCAAGTTCTCCGTGTATGATTTTTGCACCGCCCCGCATTTCGTTCCTTGCCAATATATCCCAGACCAATTGCCCAAAAGGAGCATCATTGATTTTGTCTGGTTGATAATTCAAATGTTCTAAAGCGGTTGAGCGGATAATTTGCAGCAACGGCGCACCATAACGCGCACCGGCTTCAACGCTATCCTCGCTACCTAATAGTTCTGGCAATTGTTGAGCCTGCAACGCGTATTCCATCGCTTCCGCAAGTGCCGCGTTTTTGTCGCGCGGCATTGGTTTTCGTGCGTAATACCATTGGCCAACAGGCGATAAATACCAGCCCAACCATTTGACGGCTTGCTCATAAGTGCGCGAGCAAATGCCGATAAAGCAATGGAACTCAAGCGGCGTCAGTATCTCGTTAAGGCCGATGCGCTCCATCAGCAGCGCGTGACCAAATGACAATGGGCGCAACTTAGCGCCGGCCACGTAGTGGTGACCTGGCGCACAAGTTTCGGTCCAGATGTTAGTCATTAGTTGGTGGTAGTGTCGCCGGAGATGCCGTGGACAATGTTAAGATATTCAATGGCAGATATAGACCACTCAGCATAAGATGCACTGCTGCGCGTTTTTTCTGCGCTGGTGATGGTGAAATCTCCTAAGCCGCCGGTTTGTGAACCTATATTGTTCTCGGATGTTGGCGGTGTGTCCCGCGCGTTGATTTCGCTCCACTCGTGATGGTTGATTTTTAGTCTGCACCCAGCGTAATAGTGGGCGGCGAACATTGTGTTTGCTTTGTCTATGTTAGAATCTGTTCCTGATGGAACAGAAGTAGCGAACGCGTTTGAAAGTATGACACCCGTCAAATTTAAAACTTTCCGCTGGTTGTAAGTGCAATGACTGACATTCTCGCCGTCTCCGTTTGTTGCCTGGTTTGTGTCAGCTTCGTACGACAACCTTATTTCGCTGGCATACATTTCTCCGCGGAACAATGTTGTGTCACTGCCGCTGCTGTCGTCTATAATTTCAAGAGCAACAACGCCTTTGAGGTTTGCACTTGCTGCCGTTACCGGCCCGTGTGTTCCGAAAGTTATCGGCGTTCCTTTTGTAAATTTTGCCATAGTTCTGCTTTTGTTTAATTGTTAAAAGTCGCCCAATGCTGCGGCCATTGAAAACGAAATCCGCTCTGTCAAAATGCTTCCGTCACTGTCGCGCTCAATGCCCGAAATTTCGTTAATTCCAAAAATGTGCAAATCCGTTGACGTTTGATTGATGGCCATCAAATCGGCGTAAATAATCGCTTCTTCGATGGCGTCCACAATCTCGTTATGTGTAGCCATTGCGCCAGGTTGCGCTTCCTCACCTACTTCGCTTGAGATGCTAATCTCAACGCTCAAATCCATGTTACCAGTGCGCGGCGGGTTTTCTGTGCCGCCCGTAAATGCGACAATGACACAAGGCATTTGTTTCACTTGGTCGCTGGTGCCTGTATAAACAGGAACGCTAACAAGCGCTTCGAGATAGTCCTTAATTGTTTCTTCTGCTTGGCTTCGGTAGCTCATCCTATTTTTAAGGAACTGGTGGTTCCAGTTCGGTCAATGGTTTTAATCTCTTTGGGGATTTTCCTGCGCAAGTATTTTAGCATGTCGCGTGTTTCCGCATTCATTGCTGCTCGTAGCGCGTTCCTTGCGCCCCTAACGTTGCTGCTCGCTGAAGAACCATGTTCTCCGCTCGCAGTAGGCTTTAAAGGTGAAATTCGTTTTTCTGGGCGGCCTTTGCCTTTTGGCCTTCCGATTACTGGCGCGCGAGACCTGACGCGGCGACGAGGATAAACAAATGGCCCAATGTCATGCGCTACCCCCAACCATGCCGCCGCCATAAATGCGCGTCCAGCCACCCTGTGTTCAATTGCGCGGTCAACGGCTTTTTGCATCGGTTGCCCCCAAAGCCCTTTCTTGCCCTGCTTGCCTCTGTGGTAATTCGTCAAAATGGCGGCCAATGGGACGCGTTTCTTTTTTCCACCGCTTTTTGCGGGTTGAACATTTGCGCCTTTTAGCATCTCGCGCCTGATTTTCTGAGCGCTCACTTTTGGCGTTTTGCTGGCAGCTTTGAGCGCAATATTAAAAGCTCGCTTGTTTACTTCGTTGCCAAAATTTCGCCCGCTGTGTTTGATGTATGCATCAAGCACCTTGTTGATTCTCGCAGTGTTTACTTCCAGCTTAATCATTGCTTTTTCATCAACCCAAATTCAAACGCGCTTCCAAGTGCAACGATGTTTTCAATTTTGTATCGCTTGCCATTATTGGCTATTGTGGCGCCAACTATTGGCTGCACTGATGCGTTTACCCACTGAAGGCGCGAGCTGGTCAGCGTCACGTCATAGCCTTCAAGTAAACCACCGTCTTCGAGTTGGCGCGTCTCAGTGTTTCCGCTCCACATGCCGCGAAAAATGTTTCCTTGATAATCGAAAGTAACGCCTTGGATTTTCTCCAATGCCACTTGCTGCTCGAACGCTTGGCGCGTATGGGCGGCACCTTTTTCGATTGTGTAGCTGCTTTGGAATTGGGTGTGCGGCACTGGGTTTTTGTGGGAAACGCTATGGAAACAATCGGTGCGCGTTGTGCCGGTTCCGTCTGGGACGTTTAGCGTTATTGTGTATGCGTCTTCCCACTCCCCGCTTTCGTTGGTCCGCTGCACTGTGTAAGCGCTCGCGCCGTATTGCGCCGCGTCAGCAGTCACTCGGAAAATGGTTTCACCAGCCGCAAACGTGTAACCCTCGCTCACTGTTGTGAACGTGGTCGGCGTTTGGTGGTCTGCTTGTTCGTAAAGCCACCCACTGCGCAGATTTATGATGCGGTTGTTTGCCATAGGGAAATGGCGGCGCCCAGGATAACCAAAAACCTAAGCGCCGCCCGTTTGTATTACCCTTTTTTGCTGGAGGTCTTTTTGGGCTTTTCCAAAATGGCAATGTCGGCGCGTTTCCAATAAGGCGGCTTACGATAAACGGCGGCGCTGACATATTTGCCGCTGGGATTTTCGCGCTCGTTAGTGAACGCTTGCTTGCATGTTTCAGCGTCTCCAACTGCGATGATGTGAGGCGCTCCGCTGGCGTCAATGCCGACGCAAAATGAAGGTTTAATAATCATGTTTTTAAATGTCGGTGATTCTAATGAGTGAATTTGAAAGCCCTTTTGCAACTCCGTAGAGTATGCCGCAAGTTATGTAATACTTACCTTCGCGTGGGCTGAAAAATTTTCTAAATTGTATGGGCAAACCTGTGCGCGGCTCTATAACGTCAAGTATTTCAGCGCCGCCATAAGTTGGTCGCGCAATCTGTCGCGCTGCTATGCAAAGAGCGCTTGGGTGCGCGTAAAAGCCTTGTAAATTGTTTGCCGTTGGAATGCCTTGATATTCGGAAATTCCAAAACCGTGAACGGTCGAAATGACGTTTTCTTGAATCGGAAGCGGATTTCCAAATGCGCTTGCCACCCCGATGGCCCCGTCTTTTGAAAGGCTGGAAGTGTATTGCGGGTTGAGCATACAGCTCCGCAAGCCGCGCGGCACTTTGTTTGTCGTCATTGTTGCCGCCGCATCTGCTAGGTCGTCGGAATCAAAATTGGCGGCGGTGCGCACTTGTGTGGTTGGGAAATTTGTTGGCGTAACAAGTGCAAGTAAATCGTCGGCCACTGCTTTTGCTGTGGCGTCAATGGCTGGACGCGTAAAAACGCGTTCGAGTATAGTGGCGCTCTTTGCTTTGGAAATTTCAAATTCCGTGAACGCCATTGAAAAGCCTTTAAAATTTGAAAGCGAAATTTCTATTTCGGTGCTTGTCACATCGCTGGCGGTATAGCCATTTGATAAGTCGAGAACTGACACACTGGCAGGAACGCGGGTAATTGTGCGGTCCCCGCGCTCTCGGATGCTGTCGCTGAAATTGCGCGCAAAAAGCGAGAACACCCAAAAATTATCACCTAACAAATCAAGCGTTTGTTCGCTGATTTGGTCGAGTGTAACTCCTGCCAGTGTGTTGCTCATATTACTTATGCGGATTTGATGCGCTTGAGTGCGGCACCATTACCAACGGCGACACCGTAGAGAACGCCCATTGTCAAATAGTGCTTGCCGGCCACGTTGTCATAAAAGGTGCGCAACTGAATAGGCAAACCAGTTGATGGGTCAACAATGTCTTGCACGTTTACGCTACCATCCGCAGGCGCGGCAGGTGTGCGGGCAGCCAACAACAAAGCGGAAGGATGCAGCGCGATGGCTGCAAGGTTTTCGCTATTGGTTGGGATGCCGGTGTATTCGTAGAGGTTGAAACCGTGAACGCGTTGGGCGGCGTTTTCCTGCACAGCAGAGGCGGCGCCATAGCTGGAAGCATCTTGAACGATGGCGTCCTTCTGAACGCTCGCGTAGTAGCTAGGCGGCAGAATAAGCGCACGCTCGCTTTTGGGCACTTTGGCAGTCGTCAAGTCGGCGGCAAGGTCGGCCACTTCGTCAGCGTCAAAGTTGGCAGCGGTGATGACTTCGTTTGCGGTGTAGTTGGCATTAAGAACCAATGCCAGCAAATCGTCCATGACCGCGTCCAGTGTGACTTCCAAAGCGGGGGCCAAGAAGACAGAAGACAACCAATCAAAGTTTCCACTCTTGGAAACTTCCATGTCGGTGAAGGCCATGCTGTAACCCTTGAATTTGTTCAAGGTAATGGTCTTCGCTGTGCTGGTGACATCACTCGCAGTGTAGCCACTGGAGAGGTCGGATGCGGTCATGCTGGAAGGAACGCGCGTTGTAACGCTTTCTCCTTGCCCTGAAATCTCATCACTAAAATCACGCGCAAATGCTCGCAAAGGATGAAATTGTGTTGATAAGTAGTCGAGACTTTGCTCGGCTACTGCGGCCAAATTAATGCCGTTGAGTGTGTTAGCCATATATTTTTAGTGTTTGTTTTTGATGTTTTTTAGATAAAAAGCGCGGCGTTCGTCTTTGCCCTCAATGGCGTTGTATTGCTGCCATAATGCGCCAAGGCTTAGTGCCGGTGCTTCCTCTTCTGTGGCTTCCTCAACTGGAGCGTCTACGCCAACGCTTGCCGCGATTTCAACGGCCTTTTCGTCCGCGCTCTTTTGCTGCTCCTCAAGAAGCAAATTTGCTTCCTCCAAAACCTTGATTTTGCTTTCAAGGCTTTCGATGTCTTGTGCGTGTTGTGCGCCAAGTTTTGCTACTTCCTCCGCATGAGAAGCGCTTGCTTCTTCAATGCGGGTTTGAAGTGTTTGGTTAGCGGCGGTTGCTTCCTCCAGCTTTCCAGCTAGGTTGGACAACTCCACGTTTGCTTTTACTAAATCAAGGATTGTTTTCATGTGTTTATAAATTTGCCATTAGGCCAATGACTTCGTTCAAATCGTTGACCACCCCGTCAGCAAGCCCAGCTTCCACCGCTTCCATTCCTTCGTAGGTTTGGCCGGTCATGCTGGATTGCGGCACGGTGCGTTTGTTGTTTATCTCTGCCTTAAAGCGCTCATGCCATTTGTTGACGTTTGCTTGCAGTCTCTCCCGCGCTTCATCGCTCAATGGTTTAAAGTCGGCGTAGTCCAGCTTGTTTTCGCCTGCGCTGACTGCGTTTACTTTTAGCCCCATTTGTCGCAAGTATTCAGTTTGGTCTAGGAGCGCCACGTAAACTCCAACGCTCCCAACTTCAGCGCTCTCGCTAAGAAGCACACTGTCGGCTTGGCTCGCTATCCAATATGCGGCGCTGGCGGCTGTGCCTTCGGTGTATGCCACCAATGGCTTGCTGACGTTGCGCAGTTTTGCAGCCAGCTCTGGCAGTCCAGTAATGGTTCCACCTGGGAAATCAATGTGAAGCAAGATAGAGTTGATGTTTGGGTTTGCGTCCGCATCCGCAACTTGCTCGGCAATGTCGTCGTAGTCGGTCATACCAAACATGCGCTCGTAGTCGGTTAGCATTTTCCCAACGGCGCCGTGAATGTGGATAATAGCAACGCCGCTTTCCTCTTCTGGCCGCGGCAAATCGTAACCGTTGCCGGTATATTCATGCTCGTCTAACTGCGTTGCTAGCGCTCGGTGGTAGTCGGGCAAAATGGCCCAAACGTCATTATTTAATTTATGCGTCAGTTTCGCTGTCATTATCAAAAACTGGGTTTGGCGTGCGCTGGCTTAACAAATGCAACGCGGTGTCCATTTTAATCTCGTAGGTTTCAGAAAGACGCTTTGCCCGCTCAAGTAAGTCGCTTGCTTCGCGCTCCACTTGGTTGCGTATGTCTTGCCAGTCATGGCCGCGTTCGCCAGTGTCTTCGCGCATTGTGCGCAGCCCCATCTTTATGGCGTCCTGGTTGGCTTTTGATTCGCGGCCAAGGTCAACGGTGATTTTCTTGGGTGCTTGCCAATTGACGCGCCACCAATCGGAAGACGCTGGCAAGTCGCCACGCTTGATGCCTCGCGCAATAACCCAGCCCCAAACGCGATTGCAAAACCGGCTGGTGATGAGAGCTTGGCGCTCTTCAAATCTTCGTGCGGCTTTTTCGAGGATAAACCTTGAAGCGGTCCCCTGTTTTGATGGTTCCACGATGAACTCGTATGGAACGCCAAGCCCTAAAGCTACATCACGCAAAAGGTATTCCAAAAACCCAGCAAAGGCGGCGCTTGGTTTGTTGCTCGCAAAACTCTCGATTGATTCGCCAATCTTAAGACGTGGAACCATGCCAGGCTGGAATGTGTCCCATGCAACTGTGCCCGTATCGGCGGCACTATATCCGTCCTCGATTAAGCTGCTGCCATCGTCTGCAATGCCGCCTTGCGTGGTAATGGCCATGCCTATGGCGCTGTTCATTTTGACGCCAACCTTTTCAAATTCGAGGATGTCGGTCGCATCGCGGATGTGGTCGATTGCGTGCGCTAGTGCAGAAACGCCGCGCAATTGCGCAACGCGGTCTGGGTCATAAACGAGGATAAAGTTGTTTGCTGAAATGCTGCGGAATTCATCTCCGCTTTTGACGTTGTAGGCTGTAGGTTTGCCGCTTGGGCTAACCATTACGCCGTCATGCCCTGCCTCGTTGTATTTGAGCGATTCGCTGGCGATATTGTGAGATTCAATTAATTGCAGTTGAGGGAATGCGTCCTGCCTGCCAATCATCAAAAATCCAATGTCACCGTCAACGTCCATTCGGATAGATGCCATCCGCTGCATTTGCGCAAATGTAAATTGGCCCGCCACATCGCACACCTTGCTCCATTCGGCAAAATAATCTTCGTATGCCTTCGCCTCGGCGCTTTGGCTTTGTGGTGTTAAGCCTGTGCCTAGTGCGTATCGCGCAACGTCATTCACCGCGCCCCTGACCATTCCGTGATTTGCATACAGCCACCGCGAAAACGCCATCAACCGGCGACGTGTGCCTCGGTTAAGCGTTTGATTTATGTCGGCGGCAATGTATGGCAGCGAAGTGCGGAATCGGTTTGATTCGGTGCCTCGGTAGTGGCTGTTAATGGTTGCGCGTTTTCGCGGTTGTGGCGCCGCAACAATTGGTCTGCCGTTGTGGTCTACAATTTGGCTCATCGCGCAAACCTTGCAAAAGTCATTCTTGTGGGTTTAGTGGCGCCGTTGGCTAACCCCTTAGCAATCAAAACCGTGGTTAATTGTGCGGCCAGTTCGTCGGTTGGCATGACAAGTTGCATACTCCCACTCTGAGATGCGTTGCTGAAAGAGACAGTGACACTGCCAGCCAAAATAGCGTCAGCTACCCTTTCCTTTAAGGTCAAAAGGTATCCGTCGCTTTGCAAATTAAGAAATGCAGTGATGTCGCTTGCCATCTGTAAAGATGGGGAAAATGTGTAAAAGAAACATGCGCAAATAAAAAAGCGGCAACGATTAATCGCTGCCGCCCTTGCTTTTGTGGTTTATGTTTTTCTTATTCCGCAGTGCTAAATAGTTTCAGTGGACCAGTGGACCAAGTTCCCGAGTTGCTGAGAAATTAGGACGCAATCTTTCCATCCAACTGAAAAGCCAATAACAAGACCTTAAAAGTTCTAGAACTCACAAACAGAGTCCACTGGTCCACTGAACTTGTGCCTTGTAATTCATATTTTTCCTATTCCGCAGTGCTAAATAGTTTTGCAATACTCGCCGCTACAACTTGCATAAGTTCGCAATCCCAGCCGTGATTTGCGCGGAAGGAAACCCAGCGCAAAGTCGTTCTGCCGTGCTTGTCCAGAACCTCTTTCTTCCGCTCGGAGTCAATTTGTTTTGCATATTCGTCGGCCATTTCGCCGAGGTCGCAAACCTCCCAAGGATGTGATTTGCCGCTTTTGAGCAACTGCAATACGTCTTTGGTTGTTGGGTTGCTCCATCTAAAAACAGGCGGCGCCGTGCGCCCTGTTGCGCTGACGCGTGTTGGCTTTGAAAACATGCGGCGCACGGTGTGCCCGTTTATGCTGTGCGCGTAGTCGGTAGTGTCTTCACCGCGCATACCCATCCATCCGTAGCGCCCGCACTCCGCCAAAACCCTGGCGCGTTGGTAGCCGACATCCAAGAAAGTCCGTTGTGGTGCTATGTTGAATTCCTTGCGCATTGCTTCGATTTCATCAAACGAAGTCAAGCGGCGAAACGAAAGCAAACGGCTGGCGCCTGTTTTGCTCCAACTGCGTGCCACCGCCCAAAATTCCTCAAGGTATGCTTGCACGTCTACAGTCAAAAATCGCGTTGCCTCGTCCGCCCATTCGGCGCTTGGTTCGTAGTCTTTGACAACCACTTTTTCAATGTCTACGTGATTTGTAGCTTTCCAAGGCTCCGCAAGTCGCAGCGTCACGAATTCGCGCAATGGCTGAATGTAGCCACCGGCGGCGTGCTGTTTAGCTCGCAGGAAATCGACAACCAAATCCGCCCAAGGCATAACTGAAGGCGGAAGAGCCAACTGGTTGAAACTAAACGAGCGCACCCGTGGCGTTGGGTTGTCGTTAGTGGCTATGTAGCCTCCCTTGCTCATCGCCCGCCAATTGGTTTCGGTGTTTTCGTGCTGGTGTCCACAATGCGGGCAAACCATGCGCACCGTTTCGCTAACTGCTTCAAAGTCCCAGACGCCAGCTGGTTTTGTTTTTTCGTTAGTGTCCCATTGGAGGCAATCGTAAAATGCTGGCATGAAAAGCTCACTGCATCCAATGCACTTGAGGTGCCAATGCTCGCAGGTGCCAGCCTTGTATGCGCCATCGAAATCGCTGCCCTCTTCTTCGGGCGTGCTACTTAGCCAGTGCTTGCGGTTCCAGTAGCGCGTAGTTCGTGCCCGCGCTCGCGCCAACATGCCAGGCTTCCAAGCGCTGACTTCGTCGCCAAACAGCCAGCGAATAGACCAGCTGCGAAGAAAGTTATTATTGGCGGCGCCCAGTTTTAGCGTGCATGTAGTCAGAAAAATTTCGGTGTTGGTTTTTTTGTGGCGGTCTGTTGGAAACTGACGGCGCAGTGTTGCACAACTCTCCAACATCGGCATAAGGCGCTCCTTGGAAAAATCCTTGGCGGCGTCTTCGTCCTGAATCACCGTCATGGTTGGCCCTGGATGGTTTGCCAGCGCCCAAGCTATGGCTACTTGCATTGAAACTGTTTTGCCAGTTTGGGCAGCGCAATTTAACACAACCTCCTCAGTGTTGGGGTCTGCAAACGCGGTCAACGGTTCCAATAACCAAGGCGTTTCGGTAGCGCGGAATTGGTTGCCGTATGGTGATTCTCGAAGGCGGATGTTATCAAGCGCCCAGTCTGGAATGGTTGCTTTTTGCTTTTCTGCAAATGCCGTCGCCAAGCATTCCCTTATTATGTTTTCCATGCGTTCAATTAAATCATGCTTTTGTATGCGCTCGCAGTGTTTCGCGCAGTTTGTCGTTGTACGCAATTATGACCGGTTGAGCTTCGGTTGGCGTCAAGCCTGCCACCATTGGCGCCAGCTTGCTTTCCATCTCGTCAAGGTGTTTGGCGAACTCCATGCAAAGCGCCATTGTCGCCCGCCTCACTTCTTCGCGGTCCAACATTTTGCCGCGCAGGCCGTCCAGTTCCACGTCCAGTTTTTCAACCTGCCGGCGGATTTTCTCGACCTCGTGCCACTCTTTGGTGCCAGGTTGCGCTTCGTTGCCGCTTTCGTTGGCGCTTGTTTTCCGCGCTTCGGTGACTGCTTCCAGCGTGTAGAGGTTCGCTCCCCGTGCGCCAGTTTTTGCTATAGGAACGCGTATCAGAAAGTTACGCGCTTCATGGTAACTCATGTCTAATTTTTGCGCCACATCGGCTATGGTGAGCAGGGGCGGCGTGCTGGAACTCTTTTTGCGTGTAGGTTTTGCGGGTTTGGTCATGGCTTTTGTTCGCGCTCGTGCGCGGAAACCA